TGTGCAAGCGTTCTCTCTTCCGGAGTTGTGCCGAACCATGTTCCGCCGAGTGCGCCAGCCGGTGCGAAGAACACGATGTTATCCGGATAGAAATTCGATGCTGTACCGGCTTCATTCTTGAACTTCTTCGTGTAAATGACAATCGTCACGCCGAATTCCTGTTCGATGAATGCACGAACATTCTTGTCGGAAAGATAGACATTCGCAGTCATGTTCTGTGCGAGAATGTAATCTCTTGTCTTTGCGGCATTCTTGATGTAGTTAAATGTCGCCTTGCTCATGATAAGCAGTTCAGGACGATTGCCGCCTGCTGTTTCCTGTGCATTCAGAGCTGCTTCAATGTCTGCAATCGGATCAGCAGTTGCCGCAGCAGACCACTTATCGTTTGCTCCATTGATCTTGCTGTAATGAGCAGCAGCCCAAGATCCGTCCGGATCATAGTTATAGGTGTAATTGGTGTTATTAGCGGTAATGGAAATACCCATTGTTCCGCCGAGCGGAGCAAGAAGCTGCATTCTCATGCGCTCAGGAACAACCAGTGCGCCGTCTACAAGCGTTTTTGCATCGTTGAAGATGTTAGTAAGCACCTGTGCTGCATACGGATCGCCTGAATCCTGAACTCGCAGAATTTCCTGTTCATCTTCTTCCTTGACAAGCATGGATTCACGGAAGAATGCCATTTTAGTCTTTGTCAGGGAAATGCCGACACGATCTCTCAGCGTAGACTTTGCATCAAAGGTTGTCGGCATAAGAGATACCGGCAGACCATTATGCGCGGTGAACCAGCTCAGATCAAGACCTGCTTTCTTCTGTGCCGGGAACAGACCTTCTCCGAGATACGGAATACGATTGCTTGCTTCACCTGTGACATTCAGCGCAATCGCTTTCGAGTTGAAAACATCAGTCAGTTTCATTGCGATACTCTCCTTTCTTTAATTATTCGCCGGTATAAACCTTTCCGTCCGAATCCATGAAGGTGATCTTTTTGAGTGCGGTAAGAGCAGCAGCAACCGGTGCTGCTGGGAGCTTTGCAACCTTGATAAAGCCGTCAACAACAGCCGTGCCGTTCGGATTCTCTGCAAGTACAACATCATGCAGAAGAACGCCAGTTGCAGTCGCACCGTTTGCCGGAACGATTGTGCCAGCCGGAATCACGCCGTTAGTAGCAAGGCTCGTCAGAGCAGAGCAATTAAAAGGCACTGCAACATAATGCGCATTATAAAGGATTTCCGAGCCGGTCAGTACATCGGTTTTCTGGAAAATCATTGCGTTTACCTCCTTGTATATTGATCGAGAATAGATTGTGCTTTCTTTGCACGTTCAGCCCGTTCCTTGCCGAGCTGAACAGCAATGCTGTCATCCTTGCCGTCATCATCGGTCTTTGCGCCGGATTCCGGTTTTGGATTGCTGCCCATAAGTTTGGATTTTGTACTGACTTCGATAGATTCACGGAACTTTTTCAGGGCGGATGACATTTTCTCAATATCGTTCGTGATAAAAGCATTTGCGGCATCGGTTGCATTTGCATCATCAAAACCACCTCCGAGAAACGCTGCTTTTGCTGTCGAAATCTGCTCACGCTGCTTGAACTCCGCAAGTTCAGCTTTAAGCGCATTAAGCGTTTCTTCGCTTTCCTGCCTTTTCAGTTCATCTTCGGTCTTTGTTGCATTGAGCTGCTTTTTGTAGCCCGCTGCTTCGCTAGATGCTTTGTCAAACGCCGCTTTCATCTTTGCCGCGTTTTCCTCTGCTGCTTTGATCTTGTCCGTACCGTCATCGTACTGGAAAGCAAGCAGAGCGGCAACCTTTTCATCTGCCGTCATGGTATCGAACCCATCAATGGATTCCGTGCTAATCTGTGCCATACAAATTCCTCCTTGCGCTTATAGTCATCTCCGACTTTATGAATTGCGAAATTTATATCCCGGCTTCTCTGTCGGCGTTATATCTTCATAGGCTATTGCCTACAAATCCAAAACAAAAAGGCTGAACAGAGTGTGTTAAACTCCATTCAGCCCCAATTAGCTGTTATCTGCCCCCGATTGAACAGACCAGATATTCAGTTGTCAAATAACAAAGTCAGTTTTATCTGCTTTACGGCTGATTGCTACAATCACCAGTTTGCCGCGTTCGATTTTCAGCTCTACGGTCTTTCCTACTTTCAGAATAGCGTAGATTTTCCTGACAATTTCCTGAGTAAACATCTTTATGCCCTCACTAGATAGCACCGGCAGTTGTAATGCGGTTTCTTCGGTGCGTATTTCAGCGGATAGATTTTGCCGTCACGAGAATTGCAAGTATGACAAACTTTTTCGTCCTCTTGCGTCACCCAACGAACAAAATCTGTATTCGTGTCATCGTATGCTTTCATAGCAGCTGCATCCGTGATTATATCGGCATACTGTTTTTGTGACTGATACCAATACCGCAGCGCTTTCTTTGCCGCCTTGTCAAGCGATTCTCCGGACAATACAGATTCAGCAAAGTATGCACGTTTTCGGTCAATATCGTTTCTCCACACATAGCCGGTAAGCGGATCAGGATTGTTCAGCAGTCCGGAAAGCCACATGCCGATTATGAAATCTTCGCAGCAGATTTCACGGTATTTCCACTTTGCAATTTTGCGAAATACACGTTCAGTTTCAGCGGAAATGTCATTGTACAACTCTTTCGATACACTAATGACATTTAGTGTATCAGCACGAATCTGCATCTTTGCGCTATTAAAACGCTGGATGTAATACCGGCGCAGATACTTCAATGCCTTGTCTGTGTAACTGTAAAAATTCACTCTGCATCACCGTCCGGCGTATCGTCATGATTCGTGTTGACCGAATCAGCAAGCATTTGTTCTTCCTGTTCAATACGCTGTTGTTCATATTCCTGTGAAATGGTATATGCGCTTTCAGGATCGCTGACAAGAGTTGAAAGCTGCCACGCCAAGCGCGGATGAATCTTGTTTGATGCAAGCATTGTGGTAAGCGCCTGAACTTTTGCGAGAAGATTGTCGGTATTTTGCCGTGTGAAATGAGGTTCAACGGATGCAAGCTGTAAATTCATGTCCTTTCGCATAAAGTTGCAAATACGCAATGCGATTCGCAGAAATTCGTTTTCGGACTTCTTGAAAATCCGCTCCGTATCAGATGCGCGGGCTTCGGCATCTGCGAAACCGTCACGCAGAATAACAGCGATACCGTTATCAGACGTTCCACCAGAACCGCCTGACCGTTTCGGCATACCCACGATTTCAAGCATCGTATCAATCATAAGGTTGATTGTTTCGCCGTTTTGCGTCTGATTCAGTTCAGACACAAGATATTTCACATCTCCGTCAGCAGGAACTTTCAGACCGCCTTGCTGACGCAGTTCAGAGAATTGTTCATCCGTAATGTCAGCACCCTTGATAACAAGCAGCGAATTGATAAACTGTTCTCTGCCGTCCGCTAAGTCGCTGAATGCCGAATTGATCGCATCCAGAAGCGACAGGACGATCTCAAACGAACCCAGCCGAGCATTGTTTGCCGGATATTCAATAATTGGAACTCTGCCGTAATAATGCTGCTGTTCGTCAATAATTGATTCCAAGTCACGAATCGGCTTTTTGATCTTATACAGTGTGTCTTTCGTCCAGCAGTTATAGATGATTGTGCCGTCCGCTTTCTTTACGCTGTTAACGCCGAGTATCGGTTTGTGACCCACTTCGTTGCTGTACACCACAAATGCAAAGCGCGGATCGAGCGTGAAAATATCAAACGGGCTTTCGCTATCGTCACGGTCTGGGTCGCTCATAACCATGCGAAAAGAAGTTCCACAGATATGAAACCACTCCGCAAGTTCAATGTCCTTTGCTGCTTTGTCACAGTCAGAAGCGTATCTATTCAGAGTGTCGATTTCACGCGATACCGTGTCAGATAGTTCAGTCGTTCGCTCTCCGCGACTGACATACTGAATCGGTTTGCCGAGCAGATAGCCGGTTTTGAATGTCACAATCTGATTTGCAAAGTTTGTGACGATCTGATTGTTGATCTCCGGTCGGATTTCCTTTACCTTATCAAAAATCGCCTGTCTGCCCTTGAAAATTCGGTACAGCTTGTCAATCTGCGCCGCATTGACGCGGTGAATCGTCAGAGCCTTTCGCAGAACATCACAAACATTTTGCCGCGTGATTTCTACATCGTCATAGTATATGATGGTTCGCCCAAACAGTTTTTCAGGCGTTACGCTCATTCACGACTCACCCCTTTCAGTTCTAAATCTAGTTATCCAATTACACAATAACACAATATATAGTGTATGTCAAGCAGTTTTCAAGATAATGGACGTTTTATACAACAGATTTACGAAACATTCGTGCGCGTTTACTAATGATTTCTAATGATATCAGAATGTTCGCTTGAAAATTTCAACTTTCCTGTCATACCGGCTGAAAATCATTGCAGAAGCCATTGCAAGAGAATCCGGCGCATCATCGTGAACATTCTTTCCTGCAACTTTGAATGCAAACACATTCTCCATGAACTGCTGATATTCTTTTGAACGCTTGCCGCTTGCCAAAAAGATGAAGTTTTCCATAATCAATGACGCTTCTGCCCACACACGATCCTGCTTGCGCTGGTGTGTGCTTGCCGGTTTTGTCTGCAAATTGATTCGCTTTCCGTTATCTGATAAATACTGCTCAACATCTTTCGGAAATTCCTCAGTTGCTTTTGTCGCTTCAATCATCATAGCAGACACGTTATGCTTTTCAGCGGTATTGCAAACAAGCGGAATCGTGACTTTCTTCAATTCAGACGAATAGACAACATCTGCAACATATACATCGCTCCCGTACACATAGCATACCGGAGCAGCAACAAAGTCACCGCCGCCATAGGCCGGATCAATCGTCATAACGATTCTATCCGGCTGACCGTCAGGCAATGTGCCGTTATAGAACCGCAGCGAATCAGACTCAAACAGACTTCCGGTTCGTTCAATCGGTTCCTGCTGATAACCGGCATCCCACGATGCAAGGTCGTTTTGCCGTTCAAAGGACGCACGGCGCATCTGGTAATACTCTGTGCTGAATCCTACTCCGTATTCGTAATCGAAGTTAGATTCATCATTTTCATCCAGAGCCGGGATGTTTATGACCTTATATCGAATATGAGCGAATTTCGGATCATTTTCAAGCATCTCACGCCGCACACCAATAGGATCAGCAACAGACCAACGTGTGCCGATAAACAGCATTTTCGTTTTCGCCTTGCCACGGGTAAGCAAATTGTTGTCAACCTTATCCCATGCCGATTTCAGGCGGTCTTTGTTCAGTGCTTCTTCAATGCCGCTTATCAGGTCATCCGCAATAATATACCCCGACGCATCACAGGCTCCATTCAAGGTTCCGTATAACGAACGCGCCGTCAAGCTATGGTAATGCTTGTTTCGGTCAAGATCAAGCCATTCCTCTTTGCTGTTCGTTTTCTTCAATTCGCTTGTCGGGAATATGTCTTTGTACAGATATGTCTGCGGATCATTCAGGATTTCAATAATGCCGTTGTAATAGGCCGCTGTGATTGTGTCCGAATAGGAACAGTACAAATTAGACCGTTCCGAGTCGCGCCCCATAATCCAGAGCATAAAGAAAATTGACAAGCTAGACTTACCCGTGCGAGGCGGTTGACTAATGTGCAGTTCATCCAGTCTATCTTCTTCCAAGTCCTGCAATGCGTCCGCAAATCGTTTCAGCACTTTCCGGCGCGGCTGATAGAATCGCTTTGATGCTTCTCGGTCAAGTTCCAGATAGAGCATGAACGAATCAAATCTATCCACAGCATCAAACCGCAATGCTTTCCGGTACAACTCATAGAACTTGCCTTTCTGTTCCAGCGCACGACTTCTCCGCATCATGTCAGCAGCGGTATAAAGCAGTTTCCTGTTTTCCTCATGCGCAAAGTCATAATCCGGATTATCCGACCGCCGATCAGTCTGCTTGCACAGGTTCGCAATGCAACTCCACCAATCGTTGTATTTTGATATGTCATACGGATGCTTTGACACTTCACGCTTTACTGCTACGAGTATCGCTTTCAGGTCGTATGCCATGCAATTTCCACCTCTCTTTCTACCCACAATATGAAACTGATTCTCATTATAATATTTTCGGGACAAAAAAATAGGGCTAGACCGAGTATGTTTAAACTCAATCTAGCCCCGTTTGGCTGTTCCGCACTACCAGTTTAGTGCGCCGTTATTCAATTTTCGATTTGTACCTCTCGTACCATTCAAGGAAGTTTCCGAACAGTTCTTTTTCAGCTACGGCGCGAATTTCAGCAGCTTCAAATTTGCTGTCGAATCTTCCGAGATTATATTTATGTCCTCTGAATCTGATAGATGCTTGCCACTTCCCGCGTGATTTATCCCAATTCACGCCGACAATGCCCGATTTATTCGCTTTTGTGATCTTGCTGTGCAGCTTTGACGGCTGTGTTCCGGATACGAATGTTCCGCTTTCGTGAAGCCCCTCTATCCGCTTTTCCTCAAACGGCTTGCACTTTCCGCATGACTTCACATCGCCGCTTTGTAAGGCATCCGACCGCACAATGCACTCATTTCCGCAGTCGCATTTGCATCTGTAATATACACGGCGCGGATCATCTCCATTCGCACGCTCTATCACGCAAAGATTTCCGAACACCTTGCCATGCAAAGAAGCATTTGCCCTTGCACAGCCGCATGAAGTCGTGTGACCTCGTTTCAGATTGCTTGACAGAGCAATAGTTTCACGCCCGCAATCGCACATGCAGAGCCATTTCTTGTCACCAACATAGCTTTTTACTGTCAGTCTGCCGTATCGTTGCCCGGTTAGATCGTTAAGTTTCATTGAATCACTTCCAGTTTTTAGCGGTTAAACGCATTTTTCTGATCCAATAGCGTTGATTTTTGCTCGATAGCATCAGTCAGATTGAACAAATACGAATTTAGGTTCATTGTCCGTTGAAGAAACAACAACCGCATTGCTGTCGCCGTATTTGACCTCATTCAACGAATCCCTAAACTGTTTGCTATACTGCTGAAACAAGTCAAGATCAAATTCATAGTTTTCGTCATTCGGTTGTGGCATCTCTGCAAATGCTTTATTCATAAGCGTATCCGACTGTTCAAGTGACTTATCCCACGCCATAATCAGCATTTTCTGTTCAGGCACAGAATCGTCAAGTGCATGAATTACAGCGTCGTATTGTTCTTTCTTTGCATAATCAGTCTTTGCTCCTTCAATGTAAAATTCCATATCAATATCTTTTCCCGTGCAGTCTGTTCCGCTTCTCACGTAAGATGAAATGTCAACACAATAATTCCATATTCCTGTCAGCCAGTTTTGTGCAGCGTTCACATCATTGTCGGTATACTCCGGATCGGCAGTTGCCGTTGTTGTGCTTTCCATAATAGTGGTTGTGTTCACAGTTGTTGCAGCAGATTCGGTCGTTGCTGTTTCATCCAGAGCTGTGACGGTCTGTTCCGCCGTACTCTGTGCCGTTTCAGTCTGTCCGCATCCAGTCAGGATTGCCATACACAAAATCGTTGCAAATAGCAGTTTCTTCATGCTAATCACCTCATTTCTTCATACTCTCACGCATAGCCGCAGCGTTATCCGCTTTTATACGTTCAATTTCACTTTCCGGAATATATCGCTCTGTTTCGATAGGAGCGTCATCTTCCGATACAATCCATTCCGACTTATCCTCCCTGTTCTTTGGACGAACAACAATCTCAAAACCGAGCGCATCCAGCATCTTGAACAAAACGCTCATCCGCAGGTCAGACGGTCTGCTAAGCATCGTTGCAATGCTTGTCTTATTCGCATATCCAAGTTTTACAGACAATGCCGCTTGACTTTCGCCTGAACGTTTCAGTGCCGCTTTCACAAGTTGTTTATCGTTCATTCCGTTCAGCCCCTTTCGTGTATCTTAATTGCAGTATACCACAAATTAGATAATTTGTCAAGCCCCTTTTTCTTTTTTGCCGCGATTTTCGGCTTTTTGTTTTTGCGGGTGGGGAGATGGTTAAACAACGCATGTGCGCGGGTACATTATACCCCGCGGGGAGGTCTCGGCGTCATCGGCTCGGCGTCGCCGCACATCATCTAGAACGCCACAGGAGAGCCGGAGCGCCGCCCATTGGTACAGATACCGCATGCCATGCCTGAGCGCA